TGTGAACATCAAGCCGAAGGCGAAACGCAATGTCATCATCGCACTCCTCACCAACAGAGCCTGGTTCGAAGTCGGTTATACGCAACGCGATAAGAGCAGTGAGCAGGCGATTGTCGATCTGCAAAGCCTCAGTGACCAACTGGCTAAAGCAGAAGACGACAACGAGATCAGAGAAATCGAAGGGAAGCTGACTGCGTTGGAGGAGAAGGTAGAGTTCCTGCAACCGAGTGGTCCGTATGTGCGGATCAGGATGCCGCATCAGGTGTTGGTTGATCCGAACAGCAGTGATCCAGGTGGTGGTGACTGCAACTGGATGATGATCGAGGATATGCTGCCAACGGAGTATATCAACGCGATCTACGGTGAGGAGGACGAAGACACCGACGAAGTGAAGTCGATATTCGAGCCGACGCATGTGCTGACTGGTGGCGGTGGCAGCGATGATGATGGTGAGTTCACGCTGTTTAGCAAACAGGACAACAGCTACAACGCGTATGGCTTCGACACGCAGGATCAGTTGAAGAAAGCCAGCATGACCAAGGTCTGGTATGTCTGGGATAAGGTCACGCGGCGGTTGGAGATGTATGCTGACAACGACTGGAAATGGCCGATCTGGGTGTGGGACGATCCGTATGGATTGCAGGGCTTCTTCCCACTGACGCCGATGTGGTTCCATGAGAATCCTGTTGCAATGTATGCGAAAGGCGAAGTTAGCTACTACCTGGATCAGCAGGATCAAGTGAATGAGATCAACGATGAGCGCCGACGCGCACTGTTGTGGGCACGACGCAACATCTTCTACAATCCTGAGACCGGAGTGACGCAGGAAATTGCTGATCGGATACTCAAGGGACCAGATGCCACTGCAACACCGCTGAAGTTGCCTGAAGGCATGAAGGGAACAGATGCGATCTTCAGCATTCCACCGCCGAGCATCGCTTTCATGCAACTATTCGACAAGAAGGACTTGTATCAGAGCGTCGATCGTATTGCTTCCACGAACGAAGTCGAGCGTGGTGGCGAGTTCAAGACGAACACAACCAACCGCGCGATCGATTATTACTCGACCATGGGCAACATGCGCATGGACATGCGGCTGGATGCCATTGAAGATGCGCTAGGTGATGTTGGTTGGAAGCTGGCACAGTTGTGCATGAAGTTCATGGATGCACAGACCGTCAGTCAAATCATCGGCATCGATGTGAGCCAGTTCTGGCGTCCGCTCGATAACCTGCGTGACTACAGCGCGTTCAGTGTGCAGGTGGTTGGTGGCAGCACACAGAAGTTGACGACCCAGCAGAAGAAGCAGGAGGCGGTGCAGGTCGGTCAGGTGATGGCGCAGTATGTGCGGGCTGCACCTGCGAGTGCGTTGAAAGTCAGCTTGAAGATGCTGAGTGAAGCGTTCGATGACTTCATCATCAGCAAGGAAGATTGGGACAGCATTGCAGCAGAAGTGCAGATGATGGCACAGTCGCAGCAAGGTGGTGCACCGGGACAAGCGCAACCTTCAGGTGGTATGCCGCCGCCCGTTGGCGCTGCCCCGCCCGGTGCACAGCAGGCAGGTGGTGGTATGCAAGTTGCGGCCGCCGTGGTGCAGGCTTTGCAACAGTTACCACCACCTGTTCTGCAAGCGATTGGTGGTGCACTCGCACAAGGTGTGCCACCAGCGCAGATATTCCAACAGATGCTCGCGAGCCAAGGTAGCAATGGTCCGCAGCAACAGCAGCCAGGAGCAGCAGCATGAGTGGTACAACTGAAGACAACATCCTCAACACGATACCTGACTTTCAGGATGGTGGTGATGGAGGCAGCGATGTTGGAGGCAGCGACAGCGGCGGTGCAGCGACAACGAGCGCACAGCCTACTGGCGACAGCAATGCTACTACATCAGCGCAACCCACAAGCGATGCAGGGACGCAGCAACAGCAAATCAGACGCAGACACGATGGACTTGTCGAAGTCCCCAACGCCGATCAGCCGAACACACGTGATCTGGTTGATCCGATCACCGGACGCACCGTCGCCAAGGGTGGTATCGAACGACGTGTATTCGAGGAGGGGCAGCGACATGCGCGTGAGAACAATCAACTCAAGCAGCAACTGACGAATGCGACTCGGCAGCTTGCAAGTATCAACGAAGTAACGCAGGAAGCAGTGCGACTGAACGTCGCGCCGCAGGATCAGGTCATTGCCATTCGTGTCATGGCTGACTTCATGCGTGATCCCGTGCGGACATTGCAAGGATTGGTCGAAGAAGTGAAGAGCAAGGGCTACCAGATACCGTTCCTTGATCAAGGTGTCACGCCGGGCATGGATATGGCAGCCATTGCTCGGATGATCGACAACAAGATGATGCCACTGACGCAGCAACAGCAAGCTGCGCGTGTGCAACAACAGGAGAAAGCACGTGCAGAGGCCGATCTGAACAGCTTCCTCGAAGATAACACCGAGGCCAACTCGAACCTTGACGTGCTGGCCGAAATGTTGAATGCTCAACCCGGCCTATCCCTCCAAAGTGCCTACACCAAGATGATCCGGTGGTCGCACGAGAATGGACTGGATTGGACACAGCCGTTGAAAGCGCAAATTGCGCAGCAACGTCAGCAGCCTACCTCTCAGCAGCCTCCCCAGCAACAAGCCCCGCAGCGTCCGCTTCCTGGCAGACGCAGTGCAGGCGGTAACGGCGCACAGCCCGTGGGTAACGGCAGTGTGCAACAGTATAACGAGAATGCATCGTGGGCCGATATCATTCGGCAGTCGATGCAGGAACATGGTGTTCAATTCAATTGAGAGGGTAGGCTATGCCTGTAGGAACAATCATCCCAGCTGTTGCAGATGTCCTGCACAGCACGCTCACCAAGTCGCGGCGAAAGCTGGTCATGGCGAGCATCAAGTCGAATGCGTTGATGGCGTGGGTGTTCGCCAACGATCGCGTAGAGTATGAGGACGGCGGATACAACATCACCAACCCGCTGACGGTTGGTCGCAACCCGAACATCACCAGTTACAGCTACTACTCGCCACTGCCTGTGAACCAAACAGATGAGTTCGACACGGTGGAGTATGGCTACTCGCGTGTTGCTGGCACGGTGATCATCAGTGATCAGGAGCAAGATGAGAACAACGGTGCCGCCGCCATCTTCAAGCTGATGAAGGAGAAGATGAATGTCCTTGAGGAGTCCATCAAGGATAAGTTCAGCCAGTATCTGTACGCAGTCGGTGGTGGAACTGACCCACTCGGATTGGGCAGCCTTATCCCAACAAATCCGCTTGTTGGAACACTGGGTGGCATCAACCGGGCAACACAGCCTCAGTGGCGAACCAGTGCTTACGTATTCGCAGGAGGCATGGATAGCACCAACATCGAAGAAGTCTTCGATGACGTGCTGATGGATTTGACGCTGAAAGGCGACAGGCCGAGCGTCATACTTACGGGTCGCAACATCTACCGCATGTATCGTCAGGCAGTGCGTGACAAGATGACGATCCCGTTGTCAGAGGGTAAAGCTGGCAAGCGGATGTTCGATCTTGGCTTCGAGGGCTGCATGCACAATGGCATCCCGATGATGTATGACGAAGACTGCCCGGTGAACTTCGCATACTTCATCAACGACACGTTTCTGCGTCTGCATATGCTGCGCGGTGTCAACATGAAGGTGAAGGAGTTGGTCGCGCCGTGGAACGTGGACGCAGTTGGCAGCCGCGTAGTGTGGCAAGGCCAGTGGTGTCTCTGGCGGGCGTTCAGAACGCATGCAGTGTTGACCAACTAGGAGCGTGTGATGAGTGAACACAGAGAAGCGATTGCGCAGGCACGTGCAGCACGGCGTGAAGAGTTGGCTGCTGCACACAAGGCTGCGGTTGATGCACAGGTTGAGCAGCAGGCAGCGGTTGAGTTTCAGGATGTGGGCTACGAAGAGACGCAGCCACATCAGGAAGAGATCGTAGCTGGCACAGTCGAGCATGTGCAGTTGCTGAATGCGTTTCCGAATGCAACGTCGTATGCAGGCGATGTGAATGTTGTCGTGCCTGAGCCAGTGGAGGAACCGCCACCTGTCGAGCCACCACCTGAAGAGCCTGTAACAACTCAGCAAGCGAGGTATTGATGCCAACATCCAATGTTGACTTCAAGCCTGCATTCCAAGCTGAGAAGGTGCATGGCAACTTCACACGCATGGTGATGCACATCGAAGAGGATGTTCGCAAGGTTGGTCCACTCGGGAATAAGGAAGTCATCACACGCAAGTTGGTGCCGAAGCAGGAAGTGTTCCATGACGGATACATGATCTACTTCCCGCAAGGTCACAGCGTGTTCGTGGCTGGTGATGATGAGGAACAACTGGGTCGCATAGGTGTGCTTGAACAACCACGGCTCGTAGATATGAACTCTGGTGAAGAAGTGCCGAACGATATCGCACTGACACCGAAGGAGATCGTAGAGCGAGCACAACACAACAGGCCACGTGCCCGACAGACGGGTGGGTTGGCTACGCTCAGTGGCGAGGAGATTGAGTAATGCCGAATATCATGGCGATTGGGACTAACTTCCCTCGGCGCATAAACACGTATGTCCCGGCGATGGCATACAGTGCTGATGTGAACTACAACGGTGAGACACGTGTCAACTTCGGTGCACCGCTTGCTGCGAATGCAACGCAGATTCTGAATGCGGGCAGCATCGCAACAGGCACACAGATTGACCTGAGTGGTGTAGCTGCGATTGCTGATGCGTTCGGTCGCAACTTGGTCGTTGTAGCTGGTGCTGCGAACTCGACAGCGGTGGTGTTGTTCGGTTGGGACTATCTCGGTCAGCCGATTGCTGAGAGTTTGACGCTGAACGGCACGACACCAGTGGTTGGGAACAAGTGCTTCAAGTCACTCAACTACATGACGTATACCGCAGCGGCAACAACAGTCAGTATCGGCACCGGCGTCAAGTTGGGACTGCCATACAAAGCACTGCGTGCGGTGTATGAGATCGCCAACGGTGTTGTGGCTGCTGCTGGCACATTGCAGGCACCGAGTCTGGTCGATCCGCAGACGAACGTCACGACTGATCCGCGTGGTGCATACACGACCACTACCACGATGAACGGTGCCAACATCATCAGTGCAGTGTTCAACATGGCGAATGATGTGAACACTGCCAACAATGGTGGTCTGCACGGTATCCGACAAGCAGCAGCTTAGACGGTCGGCTCGGCTGTATTGTTGGATGGCGGGGTGACGCGGTGTGTCCTTGCAAGCGCCGCGTCACCTTCGCATGAGAGGTAGTCGATGCCAGCACTTGTGCGCGATATCGTGAATGCGGTCATCAACGAGTTGTCACAAGTGCCTGGCATCGCTACACAGGTGTATGCCAGTGACAGGATACAGCAGCATGTGCAGGATGCGTTGCTGCTAGAGATTGAGGAGATGTGGTGGCCCGACTACATGACGTATCTCGGACCGATCCCACTCGATGGCACGACTGGTAGCTTGACGCAGGACTTGGTTGGTCCGCTCGCTACCATCACTGAGTATCACGATATCGCTGCGG